GAGGTACAGAAAAACATTGGAATAATTTTAAAAGTAGTGCTCACACTGTCATCTTTGATGATGTAGCATTTATGAATCCAAATTATGCTCCTAATGGTGATCCAACCGTTTTGGAGTTCCTCAATGTTATTAATCCTATCCCATTCACTCCTGATCAAGCTAGCTTGGAGGATAAGGGGAAAAATCCCTTTCTTGCAGAATTTGTTATAGCAACAACAAATACTAAGCATTTAAATACTGGAAAGTATTTTGCCCACCCAACTGCAATTAATAGGAGATTTCCTTTTGTCATAACTCCCAGTGTGCGTGAAGAATATCGAAAGAATGATTCACATGCTTTAGATAGTTCTAAGACTGAGGATGTTCCTGGTCGATTCCCAGACTTTTGGACATTCAAAATCGAGACTTGTGCTCCACAACTCACATCTAATAAATCACTTGGTACAGCTCCACAATTCATTGTTTTACACGAAGCTTTATCTACAGATGATTTTATTAAGTGGTTTATCGGTGCACAGAAGAAGCATAAAGAGGATCTTCTCGTTATGAAAGAATCTTTGACGAATGTTAGGACCATTAAATATTGTTCAATATGTAAGCATCCAGATTACCTTTGTATTTGTAATCAAGAAGTGCAAGGAATTTGTGAAACACTTTTAACAAGTGTTATTGTTTCTCAATTTCTCGTTCTTATTATAAATGCTTATGCAAGTTTGTATTGGAAATTTTCTTTTTGGAGAAAAATTTCTGATTTTGCTGGTAGATTTCAAACAATTCGAAATACTGCTGATGCTGCAATTGCTCGATATGCTGATTATGTTAGACAACCGTTTGATAGGGTATTTTGGACTCGTTTGGGCACACGTGTGAACAATTCGATTGGGAATAATAGATATCGAACTGCTGCTATAATATTATCATCCGCAGTTTCTATCGGTTTGTTAGCTAAATATCTATATTCTCAATTTAAAGGCGAAGTTCAATCTGTTCCTAAACAGTCTTCTTTACCTGTAGAGAACAAAGAGGGACGTCCTAAGCCAAAGGATAATGAGAGATACAATCCTTGGTATAAGGAGGAGTTAACTCTTTCCACTTATGATGTCACCCCTGAGATTCTTTCTTGGAAGCGTTTTTCTACTGCTCAATTTATTGAAAAGGTTTCTGATAATGTTATATATATTATTGCTGAAACTTACAATAAGAAGATTCGTGGAAGAATGTTATGTCTGAAGGGTCAATTATTTATGACTAACAACCATATCATTCCTACTGTAGGAAAGGTTAAGCTAACACTAACTGAACACCATCAAAACGATGGTATTTGTTACAATCGCACAATCTTTCTTAATCAGAACGAAATCACTCGTGACCCAAGTAATGATTTATGTTTCTTCAATCTGCGAAACACTGTTCCTAGAAAGGATATTACTAAATTATTTGCTAAAGATAGTTTTAATGTTTCTTTACATGGAACTTATGTCTCTCGTGACGAACATGGAAACCTCTCCGAGCTTCCTGTTCTTGCCATGAAACGTAATTTAAATGTACCAGTTGATGATTTACAAGCTCGTCCAAATTTATGGATGGGTAATACTAAAGATCAAAGTAATACTCAAACTAGTTTTTGTGGATCACTTTTGATTGGTGAATCTCATTATGGAAACATCCTTCTTGGATTGCATGTTTTAGGTGGAAAAGATGCTCGTTGTTGTTCAATATCTATCACTCAAGAATATTTAGCTAAATATCTTGAATTGGATAAATATCAAGTTCAGAGTGGTGCAGCATTATTTCTCGATGATTATTGTTATGTAGGTCGTTTGTGAATGATATATTTA